TAATATGATACATTATTTGAATATTACCTACCGGGTGCTGTATGTTACCGTCCCGGCTATTAAAGAAGCATGCGCGGTTTCTGAAATAGAGATGGCAACCATCACGAGCGAGGAGTTATTTATGAGTTGTTCGGGGGTTAATAAGGTAGTGACCTTTGAGGAATTTAAAAGGTGGTATAGTGGTACTCCTGCGGTGTTCATTCAGCCGGAGGCAGTCAAGGCGCCACCACCACCAACCCAACTAGAGGTAGAGCAGGCAAAATACATTAAGCGATTAGAGAAAAAATTGGCAGATTTAGAGAGAGATTATAATAAGGAGTGGGAGGACGATTCCGATAATGATAGCGATTATGTTCCGGGACAGAGATGCTAGTCAGGTAGTCCGGTAGTCTCAGGTCCATAGTTTTGATAGTTTTTTGTTTAAAATTGATTTATCTGGAGTAATAGTAGGAGTGTATATGCCCCCCTTTATAAAGCGGAACGTAGCCCATAACGAATATTTTATGCATTCATGGGCGTATTCATTATTAAAAGATCTCTCTAAAAAGGAAGATACCAATATTAAGATTCTCATTCCAAAAATAATATCTTACGATAAAAAAAGTAAGGTATTAATCATGCAAACAATTCATGGCGATAATTTGTCGAATATTTATGGAGAAGACATCCAAGAGGTCCCTATAAAGTTCATTAAAATAATTCGCACGTTTTTATATGTGCTCCACCAATACATGGTGGAATATATTGATATTACAGGGTATAATTTTATGCTAGATAAACAGAAACACCTTTGGATTATTGACTTTGAACATGCTACTACTCGCCGTCCAACGGATATACCCAACCCCTTTTTGCAGGAATTTATGAATGGAAAATTGTCCTGGAATCCAGAATTTAAATAGGTTGTTTATCTGGAATGTTTATTTGGGGCTGTATGTTTTTTTGGTGTTTTATGTTTTTTTGGGTGTCTATGTTTTTTTCTTGATACGTTCCTCCTCTTCCTCTTTATGCGATGTTTCTTTGAATGGTGCTTGGGTGCAGCGCCTAGATTAACCGTATGTCGTTTGTGCGCCCTTTTGGGCATATTAAATAACGATTCAAACGTATTAAAATAATCGGCAAATATTTGGGAAGAGTCGTGTTCGTTGGAAGGCGAGTCATTTCCGATACCTCGTGCCATGCGGTTTGGTGGTGGTACACTAAGAGGGGAGGAAGGAGATGCAGGGGGGAGGGTTGAGCTGGAGGAGGAGCGTTGATTTTTGAGATAGGCCACTCTCACTAGAGACATAAATTCGTAGGAGCCATGATAAATAAAAAGAGAGAGTTCTTCGATGGATAATTGCATAGATAAAAAGTCTATGAGACGCTGTTCGGGTTTGAATAACATGACTTGATTCAAGCCTATTTTGGGTTTATAAAACGAACTACGACGAACCGTAACATCTATTTCTGGATAAAAGATAAAATCAATCTCATCATAGAGAGAATGTACATTATCCATTGCGAAATTATATAATGCGGGGTTGTATGCCGCAGCATGTTTGGGATTAATTACCACTGATTTATTTTGTAACAGGTATTTTAATACAAGTTGTATCATTGATTTATTAGTGGAGTAGGAGTCATCGGCGGGTATGATTTCGGTTAAATGATGGTTGGAGTCATTGATAGAAACATTGGCGTTGGAGATTAGTTCTTGGTCATTAGTGTGGTCGGTAGCATACGCTATATTAATGTCTACTACTTTGTTAACGCTTAGACCATCGCCACTGGGATGGGGATTATTGCCAAATCGGTCTTTATAAGAGATGATAGTTAAGGGTTGTGCGTTGTCTTCGTTGTCTTCATTATGGGGGTCTACAAAGCCCTGGTCTTCTAGATCGGCATTGCCATCATTTAAATATTGTACTCCACCCATATAGTGATAGTACCAATACATAAATGGTAAATATAGGGTTTCACTCTGTTGAATTTTTATGGTATCGCGTTCTTTTTTCAACAGAGCTTTATGTATGGTGTGAGTTGCGTCAGATGATATTTTGGTGTTTAATTTTTCTAGTTGGGTTTTTAGTTTATCATCGGTTTCTTTCCTATCTTCATCGGATAGTTGCATATAGGTGGTTAATTTATCATCAGAGAAGCCGTTTTTTTCTACAAGGTCTTTAAACGTTATATATTCATGGGTTGTTTCTACGCATGGAAAGACATCTTCCAAAAATTCATAAAATTTTGGCTGTCTATCATTTGAAGCGCCTGCACCAGAGGCCGTATCTTCACTGGTAAGGCATTCAGGGTGGTCGATAAAAATAGAGGTCTTCATTTTGCGAATATCGTAATCGTATACCTCAAGCAACATGCGTTCGTCATAATCTAACGTTAGCCATAAATACTCTACTGGTAACTGAATGGTTCTAATCCAAGTTAATACGCTTTTACTATTAAATACTAACGATAATACTCTATCATCTGCCTTACCGTCATTTATGGGGTTTTCGGCCGTTTGTGTCCATAAATGTAATAACTTTTCCGCGGCATTCGTACTAGCAAAAAACATGGTTCCTCCCGAGGTTTCAAAATTATACGGATCATACATTATACTTTCCGTCATTTTCCAATTAGAACGTGGGTCAATCCACCACCCCCTCGCCATAAAATCCACATTTTCTATATCAAACAATCCGGGATAACTTCTAATATTCATATCTCCATCAATATATAATACTCCTCTAGGATAACATAATTTTAATGCTTTTTGAATAAATTTCGGTTTGGCGTTAATGGCTAATTGATATCCGCCGTCTTCCGCGAATTCGGGGTATTCAACGGCTAAATGATTGCATCCGTGTTGTTCGCAATCTTTTTTCCATTGGTCGATCATGGTTTCAAAATGAATAGGGGCTTTATATTCTAGCACCGCTATTAATTGGTCAAAAATGGAACTTCCGCTACTTTTATCTTTTAAAGTAGCTATTAACTGTTTTTGAATAGCTATTTTTTCGGTTTGTTTTAGTCTAATTTCTGCAAGGTTCTTGACTAATATTTCGTTGTCATTTCTTATTTTGTTGGCTTTATCGCGTTTTATGGCGTCTCTTTGAGCGTTGAATTCCGTTTGTAGTTGATTTAAGCGGATCAAGTTGTCTTTATTTTTTATAAGTCCGTCTATTAATATATCGTATACGAGCGTAAATAGTGCTGTAGGCGTTTTTTGCGGTGGGATGGATTGTTTCGGGCGGTGGGCGCCCTCCTCCTCTTCTTCCTCTTCCTCCTCGTAGAATAGTTTTTTACAGGGGTCCTCTAATTTTTGTCCTACATTATAATGGTCACACACGCTTCGCATGTAATGTTTTATCATTTTACGCACCATATCCATAAGGGTTGGGAACTTGGTGGGGTCGGCTTTTAAATTGGTAAATATAGTGTTTATCATTGTGTCTGTGTTGACGCCATCGCTAGTGGCGCTAGAGATGGCAGAAAATAATAAATTACCCATAAATTTATTGACTTTTTTAATATAGTCTTCATAAAAGTCTCCACATGGCCTTGCGGTATTTCTATTATCTTTGTTTCGCCCCCACCAATAGGTTACTACCACAAAATTGCTCGATTCATTTATGATTTGGGGCACGCCATTATCAGAATTATTAGGTGGAGCCTTAATATTATTAACTATATTCGTAACTCTAGAATGTGTTTCCGCCGTTTTATCCATATATATATATAGATTTTATAATATATTCCTAAAGACGTGTTCTCAAGTACTACTCTACATGGCATTTAATTTCTTCATCATATCTAATTTCTGTATGGTTTTTTCTAAATTTGACTTGGTTTTGGTTTCTTGAAACAAATAATCCGTATTAGGTGCTATTTGATTTTTTATAATATTTTTGTATACCTTATGTAAGTTTTTCAGCACGCGTTCAATAGTAGACGTCGTAGTGGCATTAATGATGTCTATTTGGAAGTTAGGTTGTTGGGTAATGAGTTCAATGGCGAAATATAGGATAAATTTCCGTTTTTTTTTAATGCTATAATTATATTTTAGAGAGAATAGATCCATTAGTGTGCTGACTATTTTTTTCTGTAAGGGATGATCCGTTTCGTGAATCAGAATTTCCCAAATGATCCATATACAATCTTTTTGATATTTAGTATCCACTGGAGAGAACGTTCTAGGCTCACAATCTAACGGCTCCTTTTTCCGGCGACATAGCGAGTCAAACTCAATGAGCCATTCAACCCAATAGCAACATTCCAATACATTATTTTTATTCTGGATCTGGTATACAAATTCATTTATCGCAATATATATTTCCTTCGGGTCATTTTCCCTAAATATCTCTCTACCATAATTCACATTGGGCGCCTTGAACTTATTCGACATCTGACTTATATTAAATTCATTCGCCTTATTTATTTTTATTGCCTCAAACCCTGGGCGCTTGTTCGATAAACATAACACCACCACTATCTCCCCAAATAACGTCCTAATCGCTGTATTGTTTCTCATCATTAATTCATTTCCAACATAGCCGTTAGATACAATCTCTTTAAATTGATTAAATCGCATAAGTAGGTAGATGGGTAGTTTAGGGTTACCTAGGTGTATATATTTACTCATGACTAATAAGATGGTATCCCATAAGGTAATATAGTGTCCGGCACAAATAAGTTCGGCGGACCAGTTACACGCGGATTCTATTTTATTATTTAGGATGCATTTAATAAATTCTTTGATAACGTCATTACGTTTAAATTTAGAAAAGGATTTACCATTAAAGTCTTTCTGGTACCGTATATCATTTATATCTTCCATATAGTTTAGTAGTAGAATACTTTTAAATTTGTATTCTAGGTTAACACATGGAAGTTTACTATTAGTAGATTATTTTTTCCACACTGGATTATTTAAATCTATCGCATCCAGTGGATTAAAGTGGTTTATATTTACATAGGCATGTTTAAGTAATAATTGTACATCTATCTCATATACGGCTAGTGGTACAACGGGAGGTAGCTGATAGCGGGGAGGTTCATGAAACGGATTAGATTTGGCTCCACGTGAATAGGTCCATCCATCCCTCAATATGGTTATTGGTATAGTTAATTCAAAATCTAATTCTACTGGGCCTCTGCCTGTATACAGCTGTTCAATAGAATGATACGCGTACTGTGGATGCAAGCAAGGATACCTATTCGCACATGCCCTATATTTCAATGCCTCTTGATTAATAGCGATATCATCATCAATATATTTAATAATTAGATCTTCTGATAACCTATAGATATTTAAATAATAGGGCGGTTTTTCTAAGGCGCGTTTTGGATACAGTCGGTTGAATAAGGTAGAGGTTTCTTGATGTTGATTTAATTCCGTATATTTTTCTACTGCATACCAGAGCGCAATGACAGAAGATAATCCAAAAAAATAAGCAGGATATGGATAGGTAGACATAAAGTCCGTTTTATGAAACGGAAGGATATCACTTGCAGTATGAAAAAGAATGGTGCCTTTTTTTAGAGTATAAAATTTACCCATATATCTTATATTGAGTACTTGTTTCATATACGCGAGATGTTTTTTCCAGAGTAGTTGCCCGTATTCGGGGTGATTCACCCCATGAACATAGTCTACTCTTTCAGGATAAGGGATTTTTTTGTACCAAATGGGATATAACTGATTACTAAAGGAGTTAATTAATTTTGGCGAAGCTGGTTTGTTTTTGGTAATGGTGGATACTTTTGGTAATGTAGCGGTGTACCAGTCCGGCAATGAAATAGTACCTGCTATTTTGAGTTTTTTCTTGGGTTTTCTTCGGGTTTTAGTTTTATTAGGTCGTTTGGAATAATTACGATAGGTTCTCATTATATATAATGATATATAACTTTGTTAGACATAGATAATGTTTTAGAAACATGGAAGTAAAATATACATTTTTTAAATCTCTCTTTTTAGTATGGATACTATTAGTAGATTGTGTTTACTATTGCTACTCATATTAGTAGGTATAAATATGAGGAGGTATTTAATACCACCAGTAGAGACATTAGTGACTCGGAGAGATAATTATGAGTTATATGATAACGACTCCATTTATGATAGTTTTTATTCAGAGGTGTATGATCAGTTGCTATTCTCTGCAGAAAAGAATTCATATGAGATAAATGAGTTATCTAATACAATAAACATAAAGAATCTATTAGATATTGGATGTGGTACAGGGCATCATTGTGGAGGATTTACGATGAATGGTTCAAAATGTATTGGTTTAGATAAATCATTACCAATGATTAAGCGGGCGAGAGAAATATTTCCAAAAAACGAGTTTATAGAGGGAGATGCCAATGTAGCCATGACGTTTCAAGGTGGACAGTTTGATACGATAACGATAATGTATTTTACGGTATATTATTTCAGAGATAAGCAGATATTATTTCAGAATTGTTATCATTGGTTACAGCCTGGAGGGCATTTAGTAATTCATTTAGTCGATAAGGATATGTTTGATCCTATAGTGCCTTCGGGGAATCCTATAAATATGGTATCCGTGCAGGATTATGCCAAAAAAAGAATCTCTAGGAGCCGAGTAGCGTTTAAGAAGTTCGATTATATAGCAAATTATGAGGATGGCGACTTTAAGGAGAAATTTATGTTTAAGGACGGCATGGTTAGAGAGAATCATCATTCCTTATATATGGAGACACAACCCAAGATATTATCTTATGCAAAATCAATCGGCTTTATAATGATAAAGAAGATTAACTTATTCGAGTGCGACTATAAAAACCAATACTTGTATGTGTTACAAAAACCAAATTAAATTATCTGATAGTATCAATGCTTTATAGCTGTATTATTTTTTTTATTTCACTCTACCTCCTCTTTTTTGCTTATATAAAAGTATTTCACCGATTCTGGTCTATTCAGCCGGTATTTCATGTGTATAATATATATTATTGGTTGATATATACTGGTATTATTGAGAGTGAACAGCTCCCTCCTACCAAATATTATGACCCGTATGTAAAAACCGTATATTTTGAGGATGTTCCGATGGATCTAGCTCCCATGTTGAAGGAGCATTTTTTAAATGAGGAGGCAATCAAGTATTCTCCGACTAAAGCCGACATAGAGCCTTATTTTAAAAATAATAAACATTCTCTCTACAGTTTATATTATGCTGACGTGGTTACCGACCAAATAACGACTGAAAAACAATTAGTTGCGTGTATAACGGGGCGTAAAGTGAATGTGTCCCTTTCTAAAGAGAGATTATCCTGCTATTATATAGATTATTTATGTGTGCATAAACATTATAGAAAACAAGGCATTGCTCAAAAAATGATTCAATCGCATGAATATAATCAGCGCAAGGCGACCAATAATGCCGTCTCTCTTTTTAAGCGGGAGGGACACTTGAATTTAATGGTGCCACTAGTAGCATATTTCACCTACGGATTTAATATTCATGGATGGAAAAAACCGGTCAATCATGTGAATATAGTTAAGGTATCCTCGGAAATGATCAAGCATCTATATGATATAATAGGAGCGTCTCCCTTTAAGGTAAAACTATGGATGGATGAGCATGTGATGCTCGATTTATTGAGGACCGATAATATATATGTGTATGCATTAATGGTAGATAATAGCATCGGAGGTTTATATTTTTTGAGGGATAGTAATACACAGTATTATAAGAAACAAACGATTGAATTATTTGGGTCTATCAATGTAGGAGTAGACAATCGGTTGTTTGTAGCTGGTTTCGCGGAGGTTATGCAAAAAATGCGAGAAACCTTTACCTTTATATGGATAGAGAATCTCTCTCATAATCAGAAAATAATCGATAATATAATGCTAAAGTACAAGTATGATACCATATGCCCTATGGCATATTATTTTTATAATTATGCGACAACACCATGTAGAGAGAATATATTTAACGGACATATTTAACGGACATATTTCCCGACTTTAGCGAAGGAATCGACGACGTAGATAATGAAAACGCCTAAAAAACAATATAGTACCAGTTCTTCGGTAACGCTCCCATGTTTTATATCTTGTTGTTCTTCTAGAATATGGATCATATAATTAATTTTTTTAGAGAGATCCCCCTCGTGGGTTGGCGCTTGGCTATTAAAAGGTGGGATATATTGTTTATAATAATCATTCGTATTTATTTTATCGTAGGTGGACTGCGAGACGGCGCGATCTTGTAGATTTTCTATAATGTTCTCTGCCGGGTCGGACTTGTATGGAGTTTTAGAGTCTACATACAAGGTTTTTGCAGAGAGGGGTTTAGGAGGAGGGACGAAATCACTCATTAGGGCGTTGTCTTCTGCATCGTCATTTAGTAGTGTTAGTTCTGGTTGTAGTTCTTTAGAAGGAATCTTTTTAAATTGGGATTCAATGGAGGTTGGCTCAATATTATTTATTTCAGAAAATGCTAAAGAAGAGGACATGCTTAAATAAAAGGGAGATAAAAATAAAATAGTTTTACTGGAATTATTTTATTTTTCTATATTATATGGCAAAGTTTAAGAGTTTTAACTTTAAGCAATTAAAATTCACAAGTTGGGAATTAGTCGTCGTATGTATTATTTTAGCATGTGTTGTTATGCGTCCTGGTTGGTTGGTTCAGTTAAATCAGACATTAATTGGTAAAATATTATTGCTTGTTGGTTTAGTGGTGGCATCCCTTCATAAACCCTATATGGGATTATTAGTGCTTCTTCTAATTGTTTCTATTGGGTATTATAGGGAAGGGCTGGAGCTTCCTCCTACTCCAGGTAGTAATCATCTAAGTAATACTCCTGTGGATATGTCTACTCTGGGAGGTGATCCTCCTGCGTGTGACACATACACCACAAAGGATACGTGTAAATCACACCCTACCAAGTGTACATGGAATGACACGAAAAAAAGTTGTCATAAATAAATAATTAGTATTATATATATGATTAAATTACTATATATAATATTACTATTAGGTATTATATGGTATGCCTTCCCCTACAAAGAACCCTTTATAGGAAAATATGT